GATAATGGTGTTGTTGATTTAGAAAACGATATTGATTGGTGTGATAAAAGAGATAGGCCTTTTACCTTAACTGAACTAGGTAATATGTGTGATACTAAAACTAAAGAACTAGGCCACATAAGGGATAGGCAACATTCTTATCCAGTTTACAAACAGCAACTAGATGCTTTGTGGCATGATATTAATAACAACAAGCTAGATAAAACAGGTGAGTTTTATGCAGCATTAAAAGCGGTAAAAGATAAATACCCAAAGGCGGAATAGATTATGGCAACTAAAGCAAGAATTATAGCAGACATAGTAAGTGACATGGCTAACAACCAGACTAAAGCTATTGTTGTTAATGATGCTGGTAATGATCTTGTTTATGGTGATGCAGGCACAAGTGAATTTTATGGTTTTAAATTCGTAGATACTAACAGTGATGGAGTGGCAGAAGATTTACAGGTGACAACAACTAACGGAGGAGCAGACAATATTGCTATAACAAATACAGATGGCACTGCCTCTGATCTATTTGATGAAAGTTTCTTTGCTAGTAGGAACCTAACTTTCTCTATCAATGCAACAACAGGAAACTTGGAGGTAACAGTATAATGGCAACGATAAATCTTGGACGTATTAAGCTAGTAAATAAAGGCGTATGGGCATCAGGCACTACATATGCAATCGATGACTTTGTGCAGTACACTGACAGTGGTGTTGTATCAACTTACATTGCAGTGGCTGCTTCACAAAACCAGGCACCATCTTCTTCTGGAACGGAGAATGGTAGTTATTGGAAATTCTTAGCTAAAGGCGTAGCCTTGGCTGTTGGTAATAATAAGGTTGTTACATCCGATGCCTCTGGTAATTTACAAGGCACATCTCTTGGCAGTGCTGGACAATTTCTGCGTACAAATTTAGCTGGAAACGGATTTGATTTTGCTACGGTATCTCAAACTTTTGTAAAAAGAACATCAATATTTAACAACACTAGATATTCACACAGCAGCGTTAGTGATAGTGGAAATGTTTGGTCAGGCAGTTTTACAAAAGTACATGATGATGCAACGTCATGTATATATCTTACTTGGATGGCAAAGTCTTATGGTAGTAGTGCGGATTTTTCTGGTGTTTACTTTGATATAGATACTGGAACTACACATGGCAGTGATAACTCAGATGCTTTTTATGGTGTTGGTTACACAGACAATGGTGAGCAAGCCATGCATTGGGGTCATAAAAAAGTAGACAGAGCAAGTTTAGATGCTGGAGGCCACAATGTAATATGGGGTTGGAGGGTAAGAACTGGCTCTTCTAACAAACCTGGTAGCGTTTTAAATCCAAATCAAAGTGATGACACTAGAATGCACAATTCTGGGTTCTATTGTTTCATTGATGAGATATTAAAATAGGAGGTATGTAATATGGCAATACACAATAAATATAGATGGCACGAAGATGAAAACGGTAAAAGAACTAAGGTTCATATTGATGATGCTCTTTGTGCGTTTGATAATTTTTTAGGTTATCAAGGAGAACCACCAACAACCGCAACACAGTTTAAAAATTTAAAAGCAATAGGTGGAACAAAAACTAAAACTGTTTGGAAAGAAAGTACGACTGCACCAACTTGGACAGAGGTACAAACAAAACAAACAGAACTAACTACCGCTGCTCAAAAACAATTAGATGATAAACTTTCTGCATACAGAAAACTATCTATGACAGATGATGAGATTAATGCGATTGACCCAACACTACTAGAGGAGTGATAACACATGGCGGCAAGAGGCAGACCAAAGAAGGTAATAGAGGCGGCACCTATGAATGATGTCGTTACTAGACTTGCTCGCATGGAAGAAAAGATTGAACACATACACAGGTGTACAGAAGAAAACACCACAGAGATTAAGGCTTTGCGTCACCAGGTTGCTATGGGAAGAGGCGGTATTAAAGTTATCATTTGGCTAGGCGCAATCCTAGGTGGAGTGGTTGCTATTTACGAAGGACTTATTAAGTGAGGAGGTGGATAAAAAATATGGTTATGAGTTTACTACAACTAAACCCAAAGCTAGCTAAAGGTAAGAAGGTAGAGAAGAAACCTACTGAAGATAAACCTAAAGCTAAGAAAAGGGGTAGACCTAAGAAGGTTAACAAATAGGGGATGATGATTGTTAGAGTATGTTGCAGCAGCCAATGCTGCTTATTCAGTTATAAAGAAATTTGTCAGCAATGGCAGGGAACTAACTGACTGTGCGCAACACATTGCTAAATTCGTTGATAGCAAAGATGCTCTTGCAGCTGCTCACAATAAAAGAAAGAACAGTATCTGGTCAACATTTACTGGGAAAGAAGAAAACGATTTAGAAACATTTATGCATCTCGAAGGGATAAAACAGAAAGAAGATGAACTAAAACAAATGATGATATACCTGGGTAGGCCAGGGTTACATCAAGACTATGTAAGGTTCTGTGTTGAGGCTAGAAAGCAAAGACAACAAGATGTTAAAGACAGAGCAAGAAAGATTGAAGAGTTAAAAGAAAACATAGGCGTTACCTTACTGTGGGTAATTGGGTTCTTTGTATTTATAGGGCTACTCTTTGCTGTGTTATATGGGATGCAAAGAAGAGGAATGTTATGATGGTAGGTAAGATATTAGAAGCATCAAAGAAACACCAGGTGCTTCCTAGGGCCATGATGATAATAATGAGTTATCAATATTTCGTGGTGACTAATTGGTTTATGTCATTAGATAACCCTAGCAATAGCCAGGCTGCTCTTGTCAGTGTAGTAACAGGTGCAATGACTGGTGCTTTTGGTTTATGGCTAGGAGCAGAGGGAAAACAAGTTATAACTTATGGCAAAAACGACAAGGATAAATGAGAACTCAGAGGTTGCACTTCCTCTTAGAAATATACTTAGCATGATTGCAGCCGCAAGCGTAGCGACATGGGCATACTTTGGTATTGTTGAAAAGCTAAATGCTATTCAGACAAATCAAACTATGATGAAATCAGATCTAGAAAAAAATACAGAGTTTCGTATCAAGTGGCCCAGGGGTGAGATGGGTTCCTTGCCTGCTGACAGTGAGCAATTCATGCTCATCGAACATCTAGCAAAAGAATTAGAAAAGCTACAGAAACAAATAGAAAATGGTCAGGCTCCATATGATCAACAGCAGAAATTAACATTGGAGTTTTATGAAAAAAGAATTAACGATATAGAAGAGAGAATAGAAAAGATAAGAGTTAATGGTTACGGTACAAAATGATTGAGATGGTTTTTGTTTTATTGTTGTGGACATCAGGTGGTACTGAACCGTTAGAGTATACGCCTTATGAAAACTTATCTGAATGCTTATCGACTAAGCGTAAGATAAAGCAGCACACTACTGGAAGTGTAGACTTTGATAGCCAGTGGCAGTGTAAACAATTAAAGGTCCAGATGGAACAGAGTAGTGATGGCAGCTGGGATATAACAAAAATAATGGAGGAGGTATCACGATGATTAATCTACTAGGTAATCTTGTTGGTCCAGTGACAGGGCTGCTTGATAAATTTATTGAGGACAAAGATCAGAAGAATGCTTTGGCCCATGAGATTGCAACGATGTCACAACGTCATGCACAGGAAGCTATGCTTGCACAGATTGAGGTACTCAAAGCTGACGCAAAAGGTAACTGGTTCCAGGCATCATGGCGACCATTGATTGGTTGGATCTGCGGATTATCCCTGGGAATAAATTATATGGTGTCACCTATCTGCGCTGGCTTTGGTGTTGTTATACCACAAGCTGACATGAGTGTGATGATGCCATTAATGTTTGGAATGCTTGGCATTGGGGGAATGCGTAGCTTTGACAAGGCAAAGAAAACAGATACAAAAGGAGGTAAGTAATGGCACATACAAAAGGAACAAAGAAGCCAGGCCTCTGGGCTAACATACATCACAAGCGTAAGCGTATAGCTGAAGGTAGTGGTGAGAAGATGCGTAAGCCTGGAGCAAAAGGTTCGCCAACAGCCAAGGCACTAAAGCAATCAGCTGTTAAGAAATATAAAATAAAGAGAGCGTAATG